TAACATACGCATGCGCTCACGATCTAAAGTTGTTTGGTGGTTTTTACATTGAAGTAATTTGGAGCAACGACCGCACAGTGATTAGTAAGTTGAATGCTATTCCATTTGAAGAATGCCGTATTGCAGTTAATCAGGATGATGACAACGAAATCGGTATTTATCATAGCTACGATTGGAGCAATACTCGCAAGAAAAAGAACACGCCTGAGTTCATTCCTAAGTATAACTACCTAACACGTAACGAGGAGCCACGCCAAATCTATTGGTGCTTCACCTTTACAGGTAGTGATAGTTATCCACGCCCTGATTATTGGAGTGCGATTAACTACATTGAGTTAGATAAGCAGATTTCAATCTTTCATATCAACCAAATCAGTAATGGTCTTTTTCCTTCAACCATAATAAACTTCTACAATGGGCAGGCAACACCTGAGCAGAAGCAGCAAATGATGTTGGACTGGGAAAACAAGATGAGTGGTGCGCGTAATGCTGGTAAAGTGGTTATGTTCTTTAACGAACGTGACCAACCTAAAACCGAAATCACACCATTCCCTGTCAATGATGCAGATAAGCAGTATGCCTTAATGAATGACACAGCGCAGCAAAAGATTATCACAGCGCATCGTGTTACTACTCCACTGCTTTTCGGTATTCGGGAAAACACCGGATTCGGCAGCAACAAAGATGAGATGGCGGTAGGGCTTGAGATATTCAACAAGCAAGTGATTGAACCATATCAGGCCAAAATCAACGATAGTATTACAGAACTTTTGAGCAATCAAATGCCGGGTGTGTCTTTTGAGATTGTGCCAAATACTCCACTAGTAGCAGAGCAGACTTCGGTTGTTACCGATGCGAACGCAACAGGCTCGACAACTGATGTCGCTGCTACGGCTTTGAATGGTGCGCAAATATCTTCACTCATTGACATTGTAATGCAAAGCAGTGCAGGTGCAGTTCCTGTTAGCAGTGCTAAGGCAATCGTGCAAGCTGCATTCCCAACGCTGCCCGCTGCAACTATCGATGCAATCTTTGCCGATGTTATCGCAGGTTCATTGCAACCGCAAGAGGTCATCATGAGTGACGAAAAAAAAAAAGATGACAGCACAGTAGGCGACGCGCTAATCGCACTGGGTGAAGATGCGTCCGAGGATTGGTTGCTGATTGATGCATACAATGCAGATGAAGAAATTCAACACGAGTTCGCAGTGCGCACAGGGGCGGCAAGACCAGCGGCAAAGAGTGAGCAAGATGCCATTATTGATGGCAAATACTTTATTACTCGTTACGTTTACGCAGGTGACTTTAGGCATGATAATATGCGGCCATTCTGTAAGAAGATGCTGGAGGCAGGCAAACTATACCGCAAAGAAGATATTGTGTCTATGGAAAATGTAGCGGTTAATCCCGGATGGGGGCCGAATGGTACAGATACTTACGACATTTGGTTCTACAAAGGTGGCGGCAACTGCAAACACTTTTGGGAAAAGCGTGTTTATGTAGACGCAAAGGGCGCAAAGATTAATCCTAATGATCCAGATGCAAATCGCATAGCTGTTTCAATGGCTGAACGCATGGGCTATAAGGTCCGCAACAATTCATTAGTCGCTAAACTTCCTGAGGATATGCCATACAACGGCTTTCTTCCAACAAATCCAGTTTACGGTAATCAATAATCACAACTATGGCAGAGGTACTTTTAATATCAGAAAACTACGTCAAGAAATACACCACTGTTAACGGTAGTGTTGACCCTAATATTATCTATCCATCGGTTTATTTAGCGCAGGATAAATGGATACTTCCATTTTTGGGAACTGATTTGATGAACAAGATTAAAGCAGACGTTGCAGCGGGTACGATTGCTGGCAATTATGAAACATTGCTTGAAGATTACATCCAACGTGCGCTGTTATGGTGGGTAATGGTTGACCTTACGCCGTCACTTTGTTACCGTATGGATAATGGCACTATCGTGCAGCGTCAATCTGAGGATACAACGCCCGTATCCGATGCAGTTATGAAGGATATGATTGATCGCGCAAGGCAGAATGCGGAACACTATACCACTTTGCTGGTAGATTACTTGTGTGCAAACGCTTCATTGTTCCCTGAATACTCAACAGCGCAGTGGCCTGATCGTAGCGCACGTACTGATGTGACCAACACGCTCAACTATCAGTTTTCATCCGGCAATACTGCCACATCTTTTCGACCTACGTATTCACGAAACATCATTAACCGCATACCATGACGGAAAAGAAAAACTTAAAGCAAGAATACACTGAACGTTTGCGCAAGTATGAGCGTGAACTATCACTAAAACTTAGAGCCAATGCACCCAAAGAGCAAGATAAAACTAAACGGTAATGCACGGCCTAAGTCGATTAGTTACCTACTCCAGCTTTTCGATGGGGTGTGGTCGATTCCGCTTGCCTTTTTACTTTTTTTTCTTGCCGGATATGTAAGCTTTCGCTATTTTGGTGATGCTCTCATTAGCACTGAATACATCCAGTATATAGTTCTTGCCGCACTTGTTATGGTTGTGGCCAACTTTGTTGTGTTCATGGGGTTGTATTTCAATTTTCGCACGCTTCAACGCATGGTCTATTCAGCACAAATCAAACAGCAGGCACTAACTGATTTGAGCGCATGGCAAAAAATACTTTTATACGTGGGTTTGTACTTTGCCTACTTTGCTGCATTCCTGTATATACTTCACTTGCTGATGACGGTTACTGCGTAAGGGTAACAGCAGCGAGTTATGTTGGAGTAAAGGAAAAAGGCGGCAATAATATGGGGTTCAACTCCCCGCAATTAACCGCACTTATGATTGAAAGTGGCTGGAAAAAAGGCCACGCATGGTGCGCATACTTTGTGCATGCCATGTTAAATGAGTGTGGAATAGTCAACACGATAACAGGGTGGTCACCCACTGCATACAATCGCAAAGATGTGATATTCGATGGAGGCAAGTTTTTAAAATCATTTGCAGATGGCGATGTGCTTGTAATGACTTTAAGTTATACCAGTATGTCTAATACCAAAAGGTATAAAGGTATTGCTCACACCGGCATAGTAGATAAGATAGGCAAGTATTCAGTGCGCACTATTGAAGGAAATACGAATGAACAGGGCATGCGAGATAGTCGCACGCGTGACGGGGTATACTACAAGATTAGACCACTTTCTAAAAACTTACATATTACTCGATGGAAAAAGCAAGAATAAATCCGATGTTGATCTATGCACTTGGAATGCTCGCAACAGGTGCTGTCATTATTCTACTATTTAAAGGATGCAATAAGCCACAGCATAACCCGGCAGTTGATAGGTTGTATAAGATGAATGATAGTTTATACAAGGTAATAGAGAGTAACACAGCAAAAGCAGACTGTTTGTATTCACGCATTGATAGTTTGACCATGCAGCGTGACACGATTATACAAAGACAAGAAATAACGAATGAAATTTACCGCAATGAGACATACAATATTCTTAGTTCTGATGCTGCTGGTAGCGATAAGCAGTTCAGGTCAACGCTCCAAAAATCGGACAGCCTCCTCAAGTCTGGATTTTACACCAAAACTTACAACCTACGAGCTGCAATTAATGAACCTGAATTACAATAGCATGATGTATTGGTATGGTACGGCTATGGAAATTGATTCATTGTATCAGCTTGAAAAGTTAAAGACACATTATTACAGCAAGATAACAGGCATACAGGCAAGCAGCTACGAAACACTTAAGACTATTTATGAAAACAAGCAAGCTATTGAAAAGGCGATAGCACAAGAAAAGGAAATGCAAATAAAGGATTTGAAAAAACGCAATCGCAAGTTAATAGTACACAACACAGTGCTAAGCATTGGGCTTTCAGCACTGGCAATATCAACTGTATACTTCGTAATCTTATGAACGTTGAACCTAAAGATGTGCTAACCGTAGTTGCCGGGGCTGTATCACTATCGGGGTTATACTATGCACTAAAACGAAACGTGGATAAATTAAACATCACAGTGCGCACTATGGACACACATCACAAAAGAGAAATCAGTGCTATACATCATCGCATTGATGAAATCAAAATAGATACTAAGGAGACTATCAATAAGCTAGATGCTAAGATTGATGCTATTCAAAATCAAAACGTAACCATTGCGAAGAATCTTGCGGAATTAACAGGCTTTCTAAAAGCTAAACAATAACCACATGGCAAGCAAATATGTATCTGTTTACAATGAAATATACAATGGAAAGGGTGCGCTAGGTGAACGTGTGCGTGCGGTAATTCAACGCTACAATATACCTGTTGCATATAAGTCTTTTCACCGTATGTATCAGGCGTGGCGTAATCACAATTACGGCGCAGAAAAAGCACCATCTTTTGGTGCAGTTGAATTTAGCACACCGGTTGAACAAGTAACTGAGCCACCCAGCGGACAGCTGAATAAATTAAAGTATTCACTCGGTGCATTTGATGAGATAGTGAATGAGTTAAAGCCTGATGTCAATACCTTTGACCTGCCCGCATCACTTGAATCAAATTACCAACCCTACAAGCTGCCGACAAATCACAACGACATACTTTTATTGAGTGATATACATGTTCCGTATCATAACATACCAGCGTTAACCCTTGCGTTGAAATATGGCCTTGAGAATAACGTAAACACGATACTACTTAACGGTGACGTTATTGACTTCTACGCTATCAGCAGATTTGAGAAAGACCCGCGCAAAAGAAACTTTGGGCATGAGGTATTGATGACCCGTCAATTTTTGGGTACACTGCGCAAGCTATTTCCGAATGCTGCTATTTATTACAAGTGTGGCAATCACGATGTGCGCTATGACCATTACCTAATGCGCAATGCTCCTGACCTTTTAGGCATTACTGAATTTAGCTTCGAATCATTGATGCACTTAGATCAACTGAACATCACATTTATTCCTGATAAGCAAATCATACGTGCCGGGAATCTCACAATATTACACGGCCATGAACTAGGTGCGTCTGTATTTAGCCCCGTAAACATCGCACGCGGTTTATTCTTACGCGCTAAAGACAATGCGCTATGCGGGCATCATCACCAAGCAAGTGAACACAGTGAGCCAAACATAAACGGTAAGCTAACAACGTGCTGGAGTGTTGCATGTTTGTGCGAGCTGCATCCCGATTACATGCCCATTAATAAACATCACCACGGCTTCGCGCACATTAAAGTAATGGATACAGGTGAGTTTGAAGTGAGCAATTATCGCATAGTAAACGGAAAGATTAGATAACAAAAAGCCCCCACGTTAGGGGGCTAGTTGCATCAATAACTAAAAAACAATGAGAATCTAAAACACTCATACAAATATATACATGAAAGGCAAGCCACATCCAAAAGTTGTACAGCGAAAATTAGGGCGTGAACGTGCGGATGGTTTGTACTGTGATAACGTGATTGAGATTGATCCAACGTTGCCGCCTATGCGCTATCTGATTGTTCTTGTGCATGAGTACCTGCATCACATTCAACCGGAATGGAGTGAGGAAAAAGTCGATGCCGAGGGTGAAGCACTGGGCAGGTTTCTTTGGAAGCAGGGCTATCGCAAGGTGCAGCAATAATTCGCCCACTGCTAAGGATTATGAACCTATTCAAAACTTATCTGCTATCCCGGCATCAAGTAATTCACTCGCTAACCATTCGCGAATCTTGCCGACTAATTCATACTGTTCACCCGTAAGGTCTTGGTATTTTTCAAGGCTACGCAAGTGCTGTTGTATTTCGTAAATCATATCAAAATACTTCATGCCGTTCACAGCGCAATCAAATGCGTGCTGATCTTCGCGTAGATCAAACGTTAGTGTTGCTTTCATTTCGTTTGGCTTTTCTTTTTTTTGTTGTTGTTGGTTGGATGGTGTATGCACCGTATATGTTTTGGTCTACTTGTATTCCGATGTCTTTGAATAATCGCAAGTACCTATATGCTGTGCGTTCGGTTACCATTAGTTCTTTGGCAATTACATGCACTGGCATGTCACGCTGTTGCAGTTGCACCATTAACGTAAGTGCTCGTTTAACCTTGTCCATTCTCTCCATCGTTTAATAGTTCTTGCATATCATGAATAAAGTTTCGTCCTCTTTGTGTGTGAACATCAAATAGACCAGGCTCATGCTTCTCAACTATGCGCATTGCCTTTTGCAATAATGTTAGTTCATTCATGCTTCTATCTGTGTGCGGTTAGGTAATCCACTTTCGCCATCTAAATACCCATCATTGTAGGCATTCTGGATGTGGTTCATTTCAATAATTTGGACGGCATTTAAAAGACCTTCCATCTCTGCCCATGTCATGCGTATGGCTTGACCTTTAAAGCGTCTCTTAAGGGTTAGATGCAATCGGCGGATTGCGGTTTCTTTTTTTTCTTGTGTCATAGGTACTTTGTTTCTTTGGTAATCGTAAATAGATCACGGTTAACTGATTTGATTTTGTGATGCAGATTGTCTTTGAGGTATGTTGTTTTAGCCTCAACAAACAGTCCAAGCAACTTAATGCGCTCATCCTTTAGCTGCTCTATCGTCCAGTTCTTTCGGTGCTTTCCCATTGAGTTTGAGTATTTCGTTTTTGACGTGGTGATAGTAAGCCTTGACTGAATAGTATTCACCGGTGCCTTCAAAGTCTTGCATGATGTCACTAGGTGCATTGCTTATGGCTTCATCCACGCATTGCAGTGCGCAGTTAATTGCTTTAATATGCACCTCGGCTAGTTGGCCTTCTTGCTTACCATTCTCGATGATGTCAAAATAGTTCGAGTACAGTTGCCATGCCTTTTCCTTTGCTTTCATTGTTTAGTTTATTGATTAGTTCTATAACTTGCTCTTTGTTGTAATAGTGCTGCATTGAATTGCGCACGTGGTCTTTGAGTTGATCTGTGGTCATATCTATCTATATGTTGTATCATAGTAATCTATCGCATCAACATTAGTCCATTGGCTATTCCATGCTTCGTCATTATACTCAGCATTGACTGCTGCTTTATATGCATCAAGTATTTGTTCACGCTCAACTAATTTAGCACGCAACTTTAATTCTGAAATAGCTATTGCATTCAGTGTATCAAATGCTAAGTGATTGCGCAGTTCATCTATCAACCAATCTACTGCTGTTGCTTTACTCATAGTGCTAAAGTATTAAGGTATTCACGCCACATCGGTACACGCTCCTGAAGCTTTGCGATTGCATCGGCATCAAATTCCACAACCTTTTCGTGTATGCGCTCTTGCACTGGTATATCATACACCCACTCGCTAAGGTCGGTTTCAAGGTTTGCATCCGGGTAATCATTCAGAAATTGCTTCATGTCATAAATCATTGAACGCTCAATGCCTTGCGCTTTCTTTAAGAAGGTAGGGTCTGACTGTGCATCAATAAGGTTCATGCGGCGTGCGAGCTTGTACTTTTCATCGTTAATCATTTGCAGCGGTGCATTGACTAGGACAAAGCAGAACGTAGCACGCGGCGCACCTGTTAGCCACATGTATGCTTGGCCTTGCCAAAAGTAATCTTTGCTAAGGTCGTTAGCTTTTGCATCGTGGAAAGTGTAGATGTCCCATGAACTTTTAATATCCGGCACATTCACAACCAAATCCGTTTCGTCATCTTTGATAAGCAAGTCAGGCGTACCCTTTACAAAATCATTAGCAAACATCTGCTCATTCTTGAATACGATTTGTTTGCGCTCTCTGCGCCACATGTCTATCGCATCATTCTCAACGGCTAGACCTTTCTCAATGTACTTGTTGCTGATTTCTTTATAGCGCTTATACTTCTGCTGCACATAGACCTCCAGCAGTGCGCTCTTTGTTGTTTCGCTCAAACCTGTTTTGGTTCGTGCATCGGTCATCAACTTACCTAGTTGTGACGCTCTGAATAATACGTTTTCCATTTGCTTTTGTGTTATTGATTTGAGTGCTAATGTAGCAGAAGTTCGGAAATTCCGAACAACTGCCACATCTTTTAACATTTAGACGCCTTCACTAAATTGACGCATTTCATCCCCGCGATCAATAATGAAGTTACGGCGGTTGTTTAATTCATCATGTACTTGTGCAAGCACTTCGCTACTGCATGCTTTCTGAATGCGTGTGCAATCCATTAGCGTCTCAGCATTGTTGATTAGGTCAAGCACATAGGCAACATCTTTATCACCTCCCTGTGGTAGCTTGCCTTTAAGATTAAATGCCTTGTACATGTCCGCATTCTTGCGGTTCAGGTCACGGCCAAACAACTTACCAAAGGACTGCGCTGCATTCTTGATGCATTCTGTTTTCAGTTTAGGGAAGGCAAGGTCTAATGCGTTCGGCTTTTTGTTGTCTGCATTCAACGCCCAGCGGTTGCGCTCTACATTGTCAAGGTTCTGCGGTGCGCGGTCAACCATGATGATAATGGACGCTGCCCCCGTGCGGCGTATCTCATAACCGCTTATCGGATGTATTGCAATAAGGTCGATGCTGCCCACTACTTCATTTGCCATGCGTTCCCATCTAAAGTTCTCAGTGCGCCAATGCCCGAAAAACATTTCATCTAGTGTAGTCTCAACGTGTGAAATAACCAGCGTCTGTGCTTTGAGATCTGGTGTCTTTTCAATACCGGCTACATCGGGTGTGGCGTTAAGCATTTGCTGAAATTTCTGCAATGCCTCTAAATTGTCTTTGTGAATACTGTTGTTCATGTTATTGATTTTAGATTTTAAAGATACGGATTAATAGCGCATTAAGCAATCATTCAGCTCTTGACAATAGTTAAGAATTGCTAAAACGATTGCTGCGTAAACGAGGTACTTGATGACTTTGCTTGCTTTCATTGTTTCGAGATTTTGTTATTTGCTGCGAATGTACTGTGTAAGATATTACCCACCAAAAGTAAACTGTTAAAAATTGTTAAAATTTCAATCGGTTACAGATTGTAACCACCTCACGCCCACGAATAGCTACCGTAGTTAGGGAATAACTCAAAGTACATGCGCATCATAATCGCATCTGCATAGTCAGGAGACTTCCCGTGCATGCGGGCTATCTCCTCTTTACTGATCACTGCAAGTTTGCCGTCTGCTTCAGGCTGTCTACGGCGTATCATATCCAGTTCTTGAACTATCACATCCCGGAATGAGTTAACTTTAAAGATAACCTTGTTCTGCTCAATCAATTCTGCAAGCTTAAAATAACACTCCGCTTTTTGGTTGACGTAGCGGTCTGTTTGTTTAGCACGCCCACCGTTAAGAAAGCCCCGGCACTTGAGCGTATCTACCACACCACCACCTACCCCATCCTCATCACAGATCACATTGCTAAGTTTGATGCTATGCCTGTCGCATAGTTGGCGAATGGTGCTAACTACGGTAGTAATTGGTTGCTTACGCAGCTCGTGGATCTCCATCAAATGCAAACCTTGCCACACGCAAATGACGCTACGGTCTTTTCCAAGTCGTGCGATGTCAGCACTGATGTACTTTTCACCTTTGCTTTCTTCATCCCGAAAGCAGCGTACGAGGTCATCGTATTGGTAAAGGTTATCTACGCTTTCATCATATTCCCAATCGCCATCCAGCAGCCTTCGCCTATCCACTTCGGGCAACATGCGCAGCGTTTCAAGATACGATTCGGGCAGGTGTGGATTGTCGGTAGGTAATGAAGGAATAAACGCAAGATGTGCCGGCAATGATTCATTCTTGAATGGTGAATAGAACTCATTGTATAGCCATCCCTTTGACGGATTGCAGGTGAGCAGCATCTTTGGCTTCAGGTCATACTGTGTTAGCTTGAATCGGATGCGTGACTGGAGTATATCAATCGCCCTTTTTGATACCTGTGCGCTTTCATCTACGTAGGCATCGGTTAATTCAAGTCCACCTAGCGCATGAAATTCGGGATCACTTGGATAGGCAAACAAGTCTTTTAGGATTATCTCGCTACCATTGCTAAACGTAATCACGTTCGTTTGATTGTTGATCGTGTAATGCTCGTTAGGTGCTAAGCCTAACATGTGCGCGACCTCAAAGAAAGTCTTTAGCGTGGTCTTTTTTAGCGTATCTAATTTGCTACGGCCTATAAGACCGCGCGTGCCTGGATACTTGAACCTGCGGCTTATTTGCCATGCACAACCGATGAATGACTTGCTCCCACCTGCTGCACCTCCGAAAAGCACCACACGTGCCGGGTGAGAATTACCCAGCACACGCAATGCTTCCTTTTGTTTCGGTAGATACTCAATCATTAAACCCGTCGAATTCGATGGAATTAAAACGGCAAATCGCCCGTGCCTTGTGAATCATTTTCCTGATGTCGGGAAGATGGTTGTTGCTCACGTGGCTCGGACATCTTACCGCTAAAGAACTTACCACTTTTGCCTTCCTTCACCCACGCGGCTAATCGCATCTTTTTGCCATTGACCATGATTTCACCCGTGTACTCAGGTGCATTGTTGGTTGTCTTGTTGTTCTTGAATAGGGTGAACTGTCCCTCTTGCATTTGATAGTTACTCATTGAATTGTGTATTTAATTATTAATAATTCCTATATCATCTAACATCAGGCTTATCGTGGTCTTGCCGGTAATATCGCAGGTCTCTACAACTTCAAAAGATTCGTGGTCGATGCTGTGACCATTGATGAAACCAATGTAAACTTCTACATCATCAGGATACTGCGCAAGCTTATCCCACAATTCACCAATAGTCATAGCTTATATTCATCTTTATCTGTAAGCAAATGTAACTCCTCAAAGATAAGACGCATTGAAACATTATCAGTCATCGATGGTCGCATACTTCGCTTAGCTGTTAACACGAATAGTTTGCGCAGTAGTTCAATCTCGCGCTGTTGATCGTAGTGCTTCATTACTTAATGCTTAAAAGTTTTATCACTTCTTCATCATCATGCATCCAACATGTTCCTTCAAAAATATCAGGGTTAATCAAAAATTCCATTAACGCAAATCTTTGAGTATAGCGTAAATTGAACCATTCACCAACTACACGATAATCCTTAAACTTCTCATGCAAATAAGATTCTATCATTCCTATTTTCATATCAAGCTCTACTTCATTAAAGCCTACGGCAACACACTTTAAATTGCAACCTGATTGCGTAACTAATTGACGAAAGCGTTGGTATATGTTATAGGTCATACCAATTTTAGTCAATTTAGTCAATGGATTATATAAAGCATATACAGCACCACCAGCTTCAGTTTCGAGAACATTTTTTTTACTCTTATGACTAAATAAATCAAAACCGAAATACTTATATTGATAGTCCTCGACTAACCATTGCAAACATTTTACTGTTTCATTATCCATTTCTTTCATCTCAGTATTCATTTTGTTTATTGATTTCCTCCATGTACCGTTCCTTACGATACTCAGTGAATTGGTATGGCTTGTTGTTGTAAATCTTAAACCATTTGTTTTCCGACCATTCAGGCAGCAAATCGTAT